GCGATAGAGTGTCAGCGTGGCAAGCGCGCCATCATCTGTCACAAGATGCAAAAGGCGTTTGGCTTGATCATAAGCCATGGCGCGCGGTGACTTGATCAAGTGGCGGCCCAGGATCGCAAGATCATTTGCCTGATAGGCCTGCTGCACCTGAGTATAGGCGAATTCATAAACACCTTGCCCGCCGCGTGAGACGAAAATGGTTGACCCATCCACATCAATCGGCGGCACCAGACGATCAACGGGCGAACCTACGCGGGTTTGGCGGTTGATTTGAATATTGGCGGGCGTCAGCGGATCACCTGTCACCATCCACTCGGCGCCAGAGGTGAAAAGTTGCAAATGCTGGCCTGAGAAGACGCCGCGAATGGCATTCACCTGGTCGGAGAGCAGGCTGAAGGCAATCGCCTCATCATCCAGACCCGTGCCGGGGTCGAAATTAAACAAATCGCCCGTGCGCGATAGCCAAAGCCGATTGGGCAGATCGCGTGAACCGCCAATCACCAACCTGTCCTGATGAAAGGCGCATGTAATCGGCCAGCCGCGCGCTGTACTGAAGGCGGCTTCATCCCAATCCTTGGTGGCGACGGTATTCAGCAAGGTCTGCTCCACACTCGCCACAATGGTACTGGGTGAGTTTACCGCTGCGACCACCACGCGCTTGCCGCCGATGCGAAGCCGCACACCGATATGCTCCACCGCGAAAACTGGCGCACTTGCGCTGATGGTGATGGTGCCATTGAGCGCGCTTGGCGTCAGCGTGATCTCCGGTGCTGCAAAGCGGAAAAAGGCATCCTGCGTGAAGGACCAGGGTGTGATGGACCAGCCGGAATTGCTGCGCTGGACCTTTTGTGGCCGCATATCGGGATGCGTCAGCAAAAGCGTATCGGCATTTTGCGTGAAGCCGATTTGCGGCAGCATGGTTTCAGTCCAGGGCGCCGTCAGTTCTGCGATTTTCAGATCGGCGGCATAGATGGCGAACTTTCCGGCTGTCAGCACGATGAGATAGGTCTGTTCGGTATTGAATTCGAACGGCAGCAGCCGCGCGATGCCTGGCAGCATCGCGACATGGCGCAGCCCGGGCCGCCGCGTAACGCCGCCGGTTGGCTGGATCACGACATTGCGCAGCCGTCTTGCGCCATTTTCATAGGCGCGCAGATCGGCGCGGCCCAACAATTCAGGCGCCAATTCGCCGGCGGTAAAGCTTGTTTTGGTGCGTTTGATGGCGGGCATGGGTCAACCCCTGACCGAAATCAGCGGGAATGATCCAAGCGCGGTGGCGCTGGCCTGTTGGCTATCGGCGCGCCGCGCGCTGCGCAATTCTGCCTCTGCCATGCGCGCGAGCAGATCTGCGCGCGAGGTGTTCTCCGTGAGCGGCAGGCAGAATTCGGCTGCCAGGCGCGCCAATAATGCTGAGGCGAAAAACGGTGGAAAGCTGCTTTCATCCGGTCGGAAGATGTGCGTGATTGCCACTGCTTCCACATCTGTCAGCAATTTGCTGCCCTGGATGCGATAAAGCAGGCCGGTCGCACGCCCTGCCGTACCGGCAGAAATGGCGCGCAGGAAATCGGGTGGTAATTGGAAGGCGTAGCTGAATTCTGCGCTTGGGCTTTGTGCCAGGCGCGGCAGGGCGGCTTGCGTCGTCGCGAAGGACCAGGGGTGGGAAGAAAGCAGGGCATCGCGTATGCCAGGATAAAGGCTTTTCGCGACTTCCCCTTCGGCGGTGCCATCCTCAAACGAGGCGATGGGTTGCGCGCCGATCTTGATCAATGCGCTTGCGCATAGCGTGATGGCGGTCAGCGCCATGGGATGCTCTCCGATGTTGGGGGAAGGGGGCGCGGGCGGCAAATCCACCCGCGCCAGATTTTGCGCTTATTCCTTCGCGCGCATCCGCGGAGTTATTCCTTGGCGCGCATCCGAACGACTCCCGTCGGGTCAATCATGACCGCGCCCTGGGACATCATGTTATTCACGAAATGCGCGGCACGATCGCCATGCCAGGTGATGTCGGTCATGACTTCGCTGGCAACCGCATGACCAATCGCGGTCTTGTGGTAGAAATAGCAATAGCGAAGCGTGCCAGATTTGGTCAGGCCGGAATGCGGCATCCAAAGCGCGCCGAGCCAGCGCTTCGCCTGCGTGCCCTTCCAGGGCAGCGCATCATCGCCGACATATTCGGTGCTGGCGAATTCCTGGATTTGCAGCAATTCAGACCATTGCTTCCAACCGACAACAGCGAAGCGCTGGCCATCATCCGGCACATCGGCGGCCCCCAGCATCTCGAACGCCATCAGCACTTTCTGCTTGGTCAGGCCATCCGTATCAGCGAGGCCCACACCGGTACCGAGTGCTTCCTGCGTTGCGGCATCAAGGGCCGCGACAATCAGCTCATCGGTCTTGCGGCCAAGCGCATAGGCCCCCGCATTGGCGATGACGCTCCTTTCATCAACATTCGTCTTGATCTCATCCAGCTTGTCAATCCATTCGCCAGCGTAATAATCCTGCAGGAAGCATTCCGCATTGCTGTAGGTAAGGTTCATCACCGGCACGGCGCCGTTGCGCGCCTTGGCCGCTGCCGTACCCTTGCCGACGCGCGGGAAGATCGTGGAAGCGCCCTTCACATCGGTCTTGCTGCGCACGGTGGGACGCAGCTTGCTGCCCTGGCGCTGATAGGCTTCAGCGACTTCGGCTTCGAATTGCTTGACGAAGGCTTGTTCAATTGTTCCGGACATGCGTTTGCCTGTCTTTCATTTGGGGTTGAGGGAAATCGCCGCGCCGGTTGACGCATGGGCCGGTGCAGGGCGAAGGCACGCCACGCCCTTTCGGGTTATGCGGCGGCAAAGGGGTGGGGCGGATGCAGTTTCAGGGGTTCACTGCACCCGCCCCCTTCGGTCGGGGCGAGCGTTTCATTGCTCCAGCCCCGCCGGATCCTGTGTCAGCCGCCAACCATGCGGCGGAAGCCATCAGTGACGCGTTTCACGAATTCCGGTTCACGCGTGCGCCAATAGCGCGGGTCACGCATCATCTCACGCAGCGCGGTCTCATCCGCCACCGGTGCAGCATCGGCCTTGCGTGTGACGGCGGGTTCGCCCTTTTCCATCATGCGATAAAGCGCCATCACCCCTTCTGAGGTGGTGGAAAGTGCTTCAAACACTGTATCCGGCAAATTGGCACGGCCCCAGGCGGAAAGCTGTTGCGCAACGCGGCGGAAGCGTTCTTCGCCACCGAAGTGTTCGCGCAGCTTTTCCACCTGGCGATCAGCTTCGAATTGCGCGGCGGCTTCGGCAATCATTGGCAGCAAGCGCTCGGCCGCCAGATCATAGACAAGCTGCGCCTGGGTCGGCGTGAAGCCCGCTTCATGCAGGCGCTTGTTCACATCCTCATCCGCGCAGCAAAGGTCATGCTTCGCCGTGATCTGGTATTCAGCGGGGCTGTCCGGAATGCCAAGGCTGCGGCGAAAGCGTTGCACTTCCTCTGCCGGCGCATCCGTGCCAGGTGGCGCGATGCGCTGCGACAGGCGGCGTTCCAATTCGCGGTATGATTTCAGCAGCGCATCCACGCGCAGCTGGCCCGCTTCGGAGTCCCAGAATTTCTCGGGCACGTCTTCAGGGCGCATTGATGAAGTGGGCTGGTCGCCAAGCGCATTGGCCAGTAGATCCTCGGGCATGGGGCTTACTCCTGATGAGGGGATGAGAGCATTTCGGCAGGTGTGCCGAGGGTGCGGGAAAGCCATCTTGTCGTGGCGGGGATATTGATTTCTGCAATCGCTTGCGGGCCAAGACCGCGCAGCGCTTCCAGAAACAGCAGCGCATTTGCCGCATCCGCGCGGCCCTGCACTTGCGCGAGCGGGCTGCGATAACGCAGTACCGCTTCGCGCCCATCCAACAGCAACGGTGCAATGTCGCCACGCCGTCGCAGGATGGAAAGGCAACGCGCAATCAGCGGTGTCAGCAATTCTGCCTGCAGCCGGCCGTAAGTCGCACCCAGAAGGCGTGATGTTTCGGCGGCGCGTTCCAGCACTTCGGTTGCGGTCATGCGCTGGTCTCGTTGCGGGCCAAGCCGATCCGCGAGCAAGGCGGTGCGGATGCGTGTGCGCAGATCATTCAGCACAAGCTGAGAGACATCAAAGCTGCCAGGTGCAGCAAGCGGTGTCAGGCCGGAAGACCCCGGCGCTTTCGGGATGATGGCGCCAGGCACCAGCCGCACGGTGGCGGGGTTCAGCACGCCATCATCTTCCGCCTGCCAAATGCCAGTG